TGGCTAAATCATTGTAGCTAATTGCACCAGCGGCGGCTTGGGTTACAGCTAAAACTGTATGGCGACCATTGGTCATTGCTGGACCATTAGAGCCAAAAGCGGCGGCAGATGTAGAACTAGGATAACTATTTAAGCCACGCAAACCTTGTGTAGCACCATAGTTGTAAGAAGTTGAACCTGATTGATCATTATTGAGCATCATTGACAATGCTTCTTGCTGTGCAAACTCTAGCATGATGTCGCCAACAATAGATTCATTGATTCCATTAATATCACTCATAACTGCTGTTCTAACTGGAACTACAGCATTAATGGATCGAACTGGCAATTGCCAGTAAGTTGTAGCAATACCAGTTGTAGAATTGGCATTGTTATTGTTAATTGGGTATCCCCAAGGATTAAATGTAGAACCTTGTTGGACATTGGTAATGTTACCAGTTTTAACTACAAAGGCTTCATCTGAGCCAATAGTTTGAATTACTCTAGCACCAGCATTGCGAATTGGATTATTCTGGCGCAAAGATGCAAAAGCATCATCATAGATTGTGCGACCACCAACCCCAGAACCAGAGCCAGTAAGCGCAGATGCTTCCTTTAAATTTACTTCCGCTTCGCCTTTTTTAAGGGCTTTTTGGACTGCTTCAAGAATTAGATTAGCCATTTTATTTCCAAGTATTAAAAAGTAAAAGCGGGGCGGCTTTTGACCGCCCCAACTTTATTAGGTTGCTGTACCAGTAGAACGATAGCGGATTGCGCTAAACGGATCAACAACAGAAGTTGCCAAACGCTTCTCACCAAAGAAGGTGATAAAGCCGGGCAATGTCTGATCATAACGGCGCAGAACCATATTCAAGCGATCCACGATTGTGTGGAAGCGTGACCATTGACCGAAGAACATTGGGTACAAGCTAGTTGTTCCAGCGTCACCAGTAGTTGATTGATAAGGAGTATCAAGATACTTATTAACAACAACATCAAAACCAGCAATTTGACCAACAATACCATCAGTAATCAATGGTGTCATACGATCAAAAATTGGAGTGCCGTTTGTATCTTTTAAGCCACGAATCTGTGCAAGCATGAATGGATTAACGATAATTTTAGCATCTGGAGTCCAGTATTCTTGTGGCAAGCTATGCAAGAATGTGATTACATCATCAAAAGTGATGTTGTTACCATTAACTGTATTTGTGTTTGAAGTTAATTGGTCATAAGTACCAATCGAAGCCAATCCATCTGTAGATGCTGTTCCTGAAGTACCGAAAGCGGCAGTAGAAGTAGAGCCACCAGTGTAAACAGAGTTAGCACCAGCATATTGGTTCAAACCACGAATACCATTAGAACCGCCAGTAGGATTACCAGTTGGAGATACTTGATCATTGTTTTGAATCATAGCAATACCTTCTTGCTGACTAAATTCTAGCAACATATCATCTACAACATTTGATTCCAAACCATCGATATCATCTAGAGCCGCTGTACGGATTGGGAACTGGACATTAATATCTTGCAAAACTACTTGCCAGATATTTGTGTTTTCAGTAGTTGGAGCACCGTTGTTTTGGATTGCATAACCCCATTGAGCACCAGCATTACCTGTTTTAGCACGGAACTGATACACAGAACCATCTGTCGTTACATTGCGTGAAACACCACGCAAAGGATTCATCAAACGCATTTTGTGGAATACAGGATCGTAGGCTGTACGACCACCGACATTGTAACCACCACCATAACCAGCAGGATTACCAATTTGTGATCCATCTTCCTTCAAATATGCTTGATATTCTGATTCATCAGCAAACATTTCAAATTCTTTGTTGCCCATTGAACCTTTTTTAACCATCTTGGCAAGTTGCTCTTTAACCTTGCGGTTTACATCTTGCTTAACAGTTTTAGCTGGTGTGCGGATGATTTCTGGAACTTGAATAGCGGAAATTTTAGCTTCCAATGCTACTACTTGTTCAGTCATTTCTGCTTTAACAGCTTCTACTGCGGCTACTGCTTCTGCTTTAACTTCTTCAATCTTAGCAACATTAGATGCTTCGATCAAATCAAGTTTTTCGATAATTTTATCGGACATGATTTATTCCTTATTTAATACGATTAGATAATTGCTTCAGAAGTTCTCTTTTTTCTAATGCTTCAAGAATATCATCAGCTTCTTCGACCACCGCTTCAGGCTCACTCTGAACTGGGGCTACCTGAATTTCCACTTGTTTAGCATCTCGCTGTTCAAGCAATTTTTTCAGGGTTGAAGATGCGGTGGTCGCATCTTTTCGGGAAAGTCCTGCATCTCGCAAGGCTTTTTCGATATTGCGGGGATTTGGTGCGCCTTCGGCTGTAAAGTATTCCAGCTTTTGAATTTCTGCGGCTGGATTATTTGGATACATTACAACGCTAACTTCACGCAAACCGCCTTTAGTAATTTGAAAATAGGCTTCATCTTCCATATTATCATCTTCTGCTACTGGATTGCCATCTTCATCTACCATACAGGCTTCATCGGCATAAGCGCCAACAGAAACACCGCCAAATAGATTTGGGGAATTTTTTAGAACTTCATAAAGATCAGAACCAGCGGTAGTATTCATAAATAGTTCACCAGATGCAGTCATACCTTTTTTGTCAAAGTTAAACTCTGTCCATTGACCTACAGGCATACCCATATCATTATGGTTTAAGAACATTGGCAATGGATTGCCAGTTGTGGCAAACTCATTAGCCCAATTTTGGAATCCTTCAGGCTGATAATTAAATCGGCGACCATCAGCGCCTTCTCTAGCGCCCCAAGAAGTTACCCTAGCTTCAATCTTGCCGCTTGGTAGCTTGTCTTTTGAGGATTGGTTTAGGCTTAGTTTTGCTTCGCAAAGTAGGCTTAGGTTCTGATTCATTGATAATCCCATTCTTAATAGATTGATTATTATCTTGTATTTTAGGGGATTTTACAGATTTTACTGGTAGTTTAACATTATTTTTATGCAATTGATAACCAAAAATCTGAAGAATCTTATTAATATTTTCCATGTTTTATTTTCCTATGTTCATTTTCTTAGTTTGATTGCCGCCCCCACCACCAGTATCTTGCGGACTACTGCCGGGAAGTTGGGTAATCTTTGCTGTCTTTGATCCTATTGGAACATTAGTAGAACTAATATCTTTTGGTTGTGCTGATAATAATTCATCGCCGCCTTCAATATTAGCCATATTCATATATTCTCTAGCTTCATTAGGGGTCATTAATCCACCAGCAATACCAGCGGTAACAAAATTCATTTGATCTAATGCCGCCCCTTTTAGAAAATCTTTTGTATCAAATCGAATACAAAGGTTTGGATAACCCTTTAATAAACCCATTTTGAATTTTTGCTCAATAGCAATGATCATTGGATACATAGTGGTTTTGTAGAATTCATCCAATAAAGTTTGAGTATTATTGAATTTGCCTGTTTCTAAGCCAAGCATTTGGGGTGGAACACCGAACAATGCACAAATGCGCTTGGTTGTTTGATCTTTTAGCTTGGCGGCATCTGCATCTTGCAAAGTAAGCATTTGAACTGGATTGTATGTCATGCCTTGGTCTAAAAGCATACCTTGACCCGGCTTAGATAGGTCTGTAGGCTTGCTTCCTGTCATGCTTGACCATGCTTCTTTAATTCTTCCAGCTACTTCTTTGTATTTAGCATCAGGAATCACAGATGTAGTGCTAAAGATGCCAGATGGCTTTGCGCCATTTTGCATAACAAAGTTTGCATATAGATCAATATCCTGATCTAAGGCTACCAATTCAGTCGCTAGAATACCTTTGTTAAAACCAGCAGAACCTTGCCATGCGGCTTCAGAAACATGAATTACTTGATGGGCGGCTAATGGCTCATCCCGATTAAATCCATAAGAAGGGGTCGATAACCGATAAGTTGGGTATCTGGCTGGATTCATCTGAGTTGTAATCAGAGTTGAATCTAGGTTATAAAGTTCAATTGGAGTTTGATTGGCATCTGTCTGGTCTTTGCGATAAAGCAAAGTAAAGGTTTCACCAGATAGCAAATACCACATACACCATTGATACCAGAACTCATATTGGCTCTGGAAATTGTTTGGTTGTTGTAAAAGCGCCACAATTTGTTTGGCTTTTATTTTATCCCGGCTACCTACATCAGAATCTTTGATCGCATCAACAAATATGCCATCTTCTGTTTTAGATGCAACAGATATGGAACATTGGGCTAATGCTCTAGCAATTACTCCAACACAGGACATAATTGTCGAATTTCTTGTAAGAACCGACATATCCACAATGCGCCCGGCGCTGGTGGTGGATGATGTAGTTACATAAAGAAGTTGGAAATTAGCGCCACCCTTACCATCTTGGGCTTGGCGAACAATTTGGTTGCCTAATTGGGTCTGCCCAAACAGAGTATTATTCTCTGCTAAGACTGTTTTTTTCTTGCTAAAAATGTCTAAAACACCCATATTAATCCTCGATTTCTTCCGATTTTCTTATATTTTATATCAGAAAGTTCTAAATCCATAGGAATCAGAAACAAAAGGGTTATCCAAACTGCAATGCGCCGCAATAATCATAGCAATAATACCATCAACTTTGGCTGATTTATCTGCTTCATTCTTGCGAACTTTAATATTCCCATTCACATCTTCATATACTTCACAGTTGCCCAGTTGCCATCCTACAAATGGATTGCCATCATGCTTAATTTGCTGATTCATTATCAGTTTTTCTACATACTTGGATGGGTTAGATAATACTGCCATGCCCTGTCCAACCTTTTTGACTGGTATCCCGGCATCATATAATCTGGCTACTAAGGATGCGGCATTATAAGCATCATAACCAACCTCTTTGACATTATATTTTTCACATTCCTGTTTAATATAATCCGATATTTCTCGATCATCCATGACATTGCCTTCGGTTAATCTAAGGATGCCAGAATCTATTGCAACTCGGAATATATCCTGATAATGCTTGGGGATTAACTCATAACCAGCTTCAGGCAAAAAGAATTTCCAGCTTGCTTCATAGTCTAATTCGCCATACCGCTTTAGGGTACAAACTGCATTTAAGTCCCTTGTGGCGGCTAAGTCGAATCCAATAAATACCGCTTCTGGCTCTTGATTTGTTTCTGATATTTTACATTTTGGATCATCCCAATGGTTTCTATCTACCCAAGCAGTTTGGGCGCTGACATAGATATTAAGGGTTTTGCAAAGAAATTCATTGAGTGCGGCTGGCTTGTTTTTGGCTTCTTCTGCCCTTTGTGCAATAGCATCATCAAAAATACTAATGCCATGCATCGGATTGGCTTTTGCCCAAGTCTTAGGATTGCGCCAATCATCTTGTGGATCAAGCGCATAAAGCAAACCAAACCACCTAGGGTTATCACTAGCTTCCCCATTTAGTATGGATTCCATCATGGACATATCTTCATAAAACTTGGTATCTTTGGTAAAGCTGGCAGTAGTAATATATATCCGCAATGGGTTTTGCCGGGCAACCATACCAGAGTGCAGAACTTCAATTGCATTGCGATCTATGATTTGGGCGGCTTCATCCACAATAACGCAAGATGGATTTTTACCATCCCCAGTCTTTTTGGTATCCCGGCTAAGTGCCTTGAACATAGTTTGACTATCGCCATGCTTGCCAATCTGATATTTGCTAACAGTAAATAGGCTGGCAATCTCTTTAGGTCCATTTTCAATAAACCCTTTGGCGGCATCAAACACAATAGATGCTTGTTCCCTGTTGGTTGCTAGGGTAAAGACTTCTGCACCAGCTTCGCCACAAGCCAATTCATAAAGAGCAAGAATAGCGGTTAGTGTGGATTTACCAGCTTTCCGGGGAATGTACAAAATGACATCTGTAACCATTCTTTTGAAATGATCTTTTTTTGACCTAAATCCATAAATGGCACAAATGAACAAAATTTGAAATGGCTCTAGAACTACATTCTGCCCGGCTTGATGTCCTTTGGTATGCTTTAGTAGGGATGCAAATCCTAAGACATGGTTAGGATAATCTGGGTCAAATTCCCATTCCCATTCTTTATTTTCATACTGATTCAGGAATCGCTGACAGGCAAGCCGAACATTTCTACAAACTTCAATCTCACCTTTGGCTACCTGATTAGCATACTGGATGCCATCTAGGTAATTCATCTTATCCTTTTGGACCTCTTAGGAATTTGGATACCGCTGAGTTATCATCGGTATTGGATTCTGTCTTATTCAATCTACCTCTAGGGGTTAACCCTAATTCATTCATTAACTGAATTACCAACTTCAAAGAGTTGTTCCGAATAGATATGATCGGATTAGGCGCAAGGGTCTTTCCATCATTTGTGGATATAACTAAATCACTTCCAGCCAATTGGATGTTACATGAAACATATAGGTCGATCTGATCTGCCAACATAGCCAAAGTATGTTTATCTTGATTTGAGCCAATGCCATAAACATCATAAAGATAGTCGGAAGTTTCTTGAACAAATGTCGCTTTATTCCAACAGCTTGGATTGCTCATCCACTCCGCTTCAGGTATTCTCTTTTTTACCGATTCAGGTAAAGGCATGGCGCTATGCTCTGGTTTAGTTCCATGCACCAAATGAAGTTCGACTGGGAGTTTGTTCATGGTTGTAGTTTATAAGCAACACCCCCCTCTTGGCAACCCCTTTTTTGGAAGATTGTAAGTCGCCCTGCTTCAATAGCTGTCCAAAAAAGTTTAAGTTTCTAACCGATAGCTTTCTAGAAGGCTGGCAAGGGGTCAGAATCGGCTTCAGCCAAGCCAACGATATATCCATAGTCTGCCACCCCATAGTCTTTGATTGGATCGCTGTAGTGCCTGTATATGCCCTGCTGTTCGAGTGCTGTTTTATGGCTGTGATGTTCTGGGCATAGCGACTGAAACAAGTTGTTAATAAAGGCTTGTTTGCCCAGTACCTTCCATGCGAATACATGATCGACATGAATGGCACTACCTATGCGACCCTCAGACAAACAGGCTTGGCACAGCGGTTGGATTGAAAGCTGGGTTTGTCGCTTTTGCCGCCAAAATGCAGACTGATACATAGAATTGAATTGCTTTCTATCTTCTGTATCTATCCATTCTTTGCCGCCATGCTCTGTGCAATAGCTGTTGAGTTTGCTCTTTGTATTCTTGCAACCTAGGCTGGCGCACTTTGTATAAGTTGGTAGGCTAGGCATTGCACTTATTCCACAACACTTTTAATGATTTGTCATAAACAATAGCAAATCGATGCTTTTGGGTTCTATTGCGCCATTCGCCATCAATTCCTTTAACACTACCTCGGCTATGTTTAATAAAACTGCCATCGGCTTTTTTAATCCAAAAATCTTTTTTTAATGCAGACAACCCATAATAATCAAAATTACAAGCCTTATAAATAGTCCCTTGATGGTATTCTGAATCTGCATAAGACAAAATTACTCTAACATTTGTATCTTTTCTTAGCATTTTGATTGCTTTAGATACAAACCAAGATGCCAAATTATGTTCAATTTGTTGAATATCTGGAACTAAACACAATCTACTAAGTTCAAATAAACCGCTTTGATCGCTTCTTTCCAGCCCTAACATACCTTTAGATAGCTCTGGAACAGGAAAGCCGGTAAAAATGATTACACCTACACAATCATTTTCTTTAAATAATCCATAGTTAAATCCGCTTTTAAAGCCTTTTGATATATCTTTTAAATAATGATATTTCAATAAAATTTCAGCACATACAGATTTTTCTATTTTTTGTATTTTGTAATCAGATTTCACTTTTATTGTATTTTGTTGTTATTTACCAACACTATTTGTCCATATCATCAAATTGGGATTCAAATTCAATGATTGGATATGCCAATGCTTCTTTCATCCAATCTACATATTGATGCAAATTGTCAATTGATTCATCATCCATAGTTAAAGTCTTTCTTGTTTTAGAAAGCTTTTTTGCTATAGCAGTAGCAGGGAAAATTAACGCCCCTTTATTTACTTCATCTTTTGTAACATCCCGTATTAGTTTAAGAACGTTATCAGCTTGTCCGCCAAAAATTCTCTTTAGAAGTACAGTATGAAAC